TGCCTTCAACTGATCCAAACTGTTGCGATAATGTATAGCTAGTTGGTGGTGATGGTTGTGTAGAAATTGTACCATTTAGCCAGTTCTTATAACTAGTATCATATGCTGAAGTTAATGCAAACACATCAATAACATTTGTAAAGCTAGGATCTACTACTTGATTATCTGTAGTAACATGTTGCCATTCAAAGTTTAAATTTGATTTAGTTGTGTTACCAAATCCTACTACTTCATTGAATGCTAATGGATTATCTGGTCTACTATCTGCGTTACCATCTATTAATACTAATCTATAATTGTTAGTGCTAGCCTGATCATATCCATATACAAAAAACTTTCCAGTTTCTACTATCGCATTATCAACCGCATCAACTATTTTTATTTGATCACGTTTGGCTTTTTTAGTATACGAACTTAAATCATATTCGTTTTGTATGTTTCCTAATCTAACTGAACTACTTGTAAAATTAAATCTAATTGTTCTCAAATAAATATCAAATGCTGAGCCTGTATAGTCAAAATATAAAATCCAACTATCACTTCCTAGTGCAAAATTATCTGGGTATGCATCATTAATGTTACCAATGTTTTCACTTACAACATCCCAACTTTTATTTTTGTAATTGTATTTTATACTAAATGATCTTTTAGCATCTAAATATGTTTTAATAATATCTCGTTCTCTAGAAATAAATCTTCTAGACAATGCTGGATAAATTACTTCAATTGTGCTTTGTCCTGGAATAATACTATCCAATACAATTGCACCTGTACCGTCCTTACGCTTGCCCGTTGGTGCACCGGCTTGTGCTCCAATGTTTTCTATACCTAATCCGTTCATCGATACACTTACAACTTTAGACCATAGTTCTTCACCATTTACTTTTTTAAATTTAATTAATGCGCCTGGTGTTATATACTTCATATAAGTATCTGAAGTTTCACCCACACGTTGAATTAATCCTGCATTGCTTGGATCCGTAATATATCCATTCTTTGCACCACTTGCAGTTGTACTAGGACTAACCCATGTAAATTTGTTTGTAGTATATCCTGCTGAAGTTGCTAGTCCTTCAAATGTTGTTTTAAATTTTGTGTAATATAAGTTTACAAATTCATCGTTGTCAATAATATTTTTAACATATTTTTCAAATATTTGTGTTGACGAATCTGAACTTGATGTTGAGTACGAAACTAAATTTTCGCTTTCCGAAACTACTGCATCGCTTCCACGTAAGTATAAATCAGAATACGTACCAGTTGGGTCTGTAAATTTAGAATATCTACTGTGTCCACTGAATGTTCTGTTAACACTTTTAATTTTAATAAGTCCACCATTACTACCACCAAGCATTGTATTATAATCACTTGCTGTAATCATTCTATCTTGTGTAGCATAATTTCTAGGAGCATTTTCTCTAATACTATCTAGTGTTTCATTTGAGCTTGCATTTGCAATTGGCTGTTTTAGTTGTAGCGTTATTACAAGTGTGTATACGTTTCCATCTAATCCTGTATAATTTATTTGTACTTTTTTATTTGTTAAGTCATCTGGTCTAACAACATATGTACTGTTAGCACTAGTTCTATACCAAACTCTTATTGTGTCTTTTGGAATGTTACCAAATGCTCTATCTGGAAACACAATTGAAATTTGATTATTTTCTCTAGTCTTAACACTGTATACATCTCTAACACCGTTAGCTAAATTATTATAAATTACATTTCCATTTACATCTGAAACTTTTGTCCATTGCTTAGTAACGTTACCAGTATCGTTAATGTTCTGCACCCATACATCGTTTTGGTTGATGTCTGTTGCAGTTACATCAAGCACTGCGTTGTCAATTGGATCTGAAATAACAAAGTCTTGGTATGCTAATGATCCTTGTTTAACTCCTGCAAAGAATCCACTATTAATACTGTTAATACCTTTGCCGTCATTTTTAAAATAAATTCCAAACGAACTTACTGGGTCTGGCATTTTTTCTACGAATGTTTTATTAACACTATCATATTCACTGTTAACAATATTAAACGTTGCTGACTTACCAAGTGCAACACCTTCAACATCAAATTTAATTTGATTTGGTGTATTATTTAAATCATAGAAATCTGTTTTAATATTATTAATTACTGAACTTTTAGTAGGACTTCCATATTGATTACTGTTTTGCATTGATGCATTTAATACTGTAATAAAATCATCTAAGTTACTTGAGTTGTTTGTAATTTCATATTTAACTTCAGTTCCACCTAAACTTGTTCCTGCACTACCAATAACTGCTTCATTTGTTTTAACTGCAATAACTTTCATCTCACCATACGCTGGCACGTTACGTCTTGGCTGATATCCTAAAAACTCTGCCAGCTTATATACTGACTCTTGTTTTTGGGCTGTTGTTAAGAAATTGTTTCTTGCATTGAGGTCTACTCTGTATGCTAAGTTATGTCCAAATTGTGCAACTACATCTAGTAGTGATACAAATTCTGCTGATTCTACCCAGTCATTATAATTCTCTGGGTATGTGTTACGTACATACTCGACCATTGCTGATCGCATAGTATCATAATCAAATGCTTGAAAGTTTGCATTAATATATGATTCATATACAACTGTATAGTCTTCTGCCGCAAATAATTTTGTTTGTCTAGTTTTTTGTGCCATAATTAAAACTCTGCGTTCTGTTGAAATTCGTTATCGAATTTGATCTGCAAATCTATTGCAGTTGTTGTTGGTACATATGTTAGCTTTACATTAATAGTAACATAGTGAGCATCTTGATTAACAATGATATTAGTATCATCTACTACAAATCTTGGATCATAATTTACTACTGCAAATACTTCTTCCTTGATAGCATCCATTGTGATGTCATCTAAAGGTTGAAATATGTATAAAGGTAAGTCACAACCAAACTCAGGATCTGTCCACTTCTCTCCTTTACGGATATGGAAATGGTTTAGCAGATCACGCTTCGCTAAATCTATATTAGATAGATTGCTGCTCGTGTATGGTTGATCTATTGTTGTGTATCCAATTATATTGCTCATACAACTATTTATGCAAATAATTAAGTAGGTAGATTATGATTGTAAAATTAGCTTATCTTCTGGCCATTGTACATAATCTTGCCATGCAATATCGGGAATTGACAGGGTATGACGCTTGTTTGAATAGTTAATTTGATGCCATGTAGGAATAATTGGCTTCTTTTTTGGAAGTGGATATGAGTTATTGCTCTTCTTTACATTGCAAGGACCACATGCACTTACTGTATTAACCCAAGTTAGCCTGCCTCCTGCTGACTTTGGTATAACATGATCTAGTGTAAGTTCATTGTAAGCAAAGTTATCTCCGCAATATTGACACGTATAATTATCTCTGATGTAAACATTACGTCTAGTAAACTTAGCTCTAGTGGGTTGTCTATGATATGTATTAAGCATAACAATACTTGGAAATGGAATAGTTACTGTAGGTGACCGGAGGAATTGATTATCATAATTTTTAATAACATGTACTTTGTCACCCCATAACGCTTTAACTGCATTCTGCCAGCTAATTGTGCTCAATGGAAATATCGATAACGGGTTTCCATCTGCGTTAAGTAAGAGTACGGCGTGATTCAAGTTATTATTCCTTGTTATAGTAGTATTTAAATTATTTCAGTGGGGGATTAACTTAGCTGTTTTGCTAAAATTCTTTTACGGCTTTCATTCATGTTTGGTAAGAATCTATTTGTTTCTGCATAGTAAACATATTCTGCTTGTTCGGTTTGCAACTGATTAAGTACACCTGCACTATGTTCTTTATACAATACTTGTAAGCCTTGTTCTTTAATTAATGATCTATCTTTGTTAGTTCCGTAATCGCCAAGCATTAATATTTTTGCATCAGCTTGTCTTTGTAATCTGTTCTTCCCACATATAGTCATAGCAGTAGCAATATGATTCCATTGTCTATTGTCAATAAATTCTCTTAGATCAAACATTCTAATATCTGAACCTACTTCATTAAATGTGTTAGTTTGTAAATACATACTTAACATTGCATCATATTGTGTTTGTGATAATGTTTCTAATAAGAATGTATTTTTAAATCTTCTTTCTCTGTCTTTGAAATCTTCTATCCATATATTGAAAGCATCTTCTTCGGTGATACCATTACCTTGTAGAAGAGTGTCATCTCTATTAGCATAACCGATTACTGTTTGTTTGTCAATAACTTTATTGTATCCTGTCCAACCAGTTGTTCTAATTTTTAAATTAATTAATTTAGAACTAGCTTCTAATTCAGACATTGGTTTTTGATCATTAACTGCACTAGCATCCAATGTTTGAAATAGTGTGTAATCAATTAAGTTACGACTACTAATATTATTAGGTAAAATAAAATCAACCATTATGCAGTATTTCCTTTTCCTGCTTTGAATGATTCTTGAGTAGCTTCAACACCTTTCCAAGGATGCTTCTCTGGAACTCTGCTTGCTGTAGATACTTTGACACTTGTGTTAGCTCCTTGATTTTGTATTGTAGTTTTTGTAGCTGGTGTTGGTTCTGGTCCATTCATATCTATTCTAGTACCTTTTATAATTTGATTACCTGCAACAAGTAAACCGTAATTGGCATCTGATTGTATGTTAATATCTAATGCACTGTATACATCAATGTTACCTACACTTGTTTCTACTTTAATTCCATCTGCTCCAGAACTTTTAATGTTAACACCTTGTTCTGACTGCATATTAATACTTCCTTTAGCATGTACATTGTAATCACCTTCTGTGTGAAAACTTATACCTGCTTTACTATATACATCTACATGTCCTGAACGATCAAGTTCAACCCATGCATCACCTGTTTGTGTTGTTATGAAAACAAATCCATTAGTGTCGTCCATTAATATCTGAGCTCCACCTTTTGTTCTTAATCTAATATTTTGACTGTTGCCACCATCGTCACCATCGTCTAATGTAAACGTATGTCCACCTCGAGTTGTTATACCAAATACTTTACTTGGACTTTCACGTCTAGCACTACTTTGACTGTGTCCTCTTACATAGTCTAAACTTAATCCTTGT